GTGCGTGTGATTTATGGTGGACGGGATATCAGCCGTCAACTGAGCGAAACCGAAACGATCTGAATTCAGCACAACGAGAGCATCTGTCTACGGACAGGTGCTTTCTTTTTCCCATTTTTAAGGAGAGTGATGTCAATGGGTATCTTTTCTGGGCTGTTCAAATCCAGGGACAAGCCTCAAGGCCGCACGATGGGAAGCAACTACGCCTTTTTCATGGGCGGCACGACCTCCGGCAAAGCGGTGACGGAGCGCTCGGCCATGCAGATGACCGCCGTGTATTCCTGCGTCCGTATCTTGTCGGAAGCTGTCGCAGGACTGCCGCTGCACCTTTATAAATACACGGACAGCGGCGGCAAGGCAATGGCGCTCGACCATCCGCTCTACCATTTGCTCCACGATGAGCCGAACCCAGAGATGAGTTCCTTTGTATTCCGGGAAACCCTCATGACGCACCTACTCCTCTGGGGCAACGCTTACGCTCAGATCATCCGAAACGGCAAGGGCGAAGTGGTGGCGCTGTACCCACTTATGCCCAACCGCATGGAGGTCAACCGGGATAAAAACGGCAAGCTCTACTACCTCTATTCTACCCAGTCCGACGATGCACCCACCATGAAAGGCTCAACGGTCTATCTTGACCCAGCCGAAGTGCTTCACATTCCCGGTTTGGGTTTTGACGGCTTGGTGGGCTACAGTCCCATCGCTATGGCGAAAAACGCCATTGGCATGGCGATTGCCTGCGAGGAGTACGGTGCAAAATTCTTCGCCAACGGTGCCGCTCCGGGCGGTGTGCTGGAACACCCCGGTACGATCAAAGACCCGCAGCGTGTGCGTGAGAGCTGGCAGTCCACCTTCGGTGGCAGCGGAAACGCAAACAAAATCGCCGTACTGGAAGAAGGTATGAAATATACGCCAATCGGCATTTCGCCGGAGCAGGCACAGTTCCTCGAAACACGAAAATTCCAAATCAATGAAATTGCTCGAATTTTCCGAGTCCCGCCCCACATGGTCGGCGACCTGGAAAAATCGAGCTTTTCTAATATTGAGCAGCAGTCCCTTGAGTTCGTGAAGTACACCCTTGACCCCTGGGTCATCCGCTGGGAGCAGTCCATCCAGCGGTCGCTCCTGTCGAAGGACGAGAAAGCCGTGTATTTCGTGAAGTTCAATCTGGAAGGTCTGCTCCGCGGCGATTACCAGAGCCGCATGAACGGGTACGCCATCGGTCGCCAGAACGGCTGGATGTCTGCAAACGACATCCGTGAGCTGGAAAACCTCGACCGCATCCCGGCAGAGGACGGCGGCGACTTGTACCTCATCAACGGCAATATGCTCCCGCTGCAAAACGCCGGAGCTTTTGCAAATATCAACACCGATAACGGAAAGGAGGAAAAATCCGATGAAGAAGTTCTGGAATTGGAAAAACAGGACAGTGACCAACGAGGAGACGCAGGAACAGATCCAAGAGAGAACCCTGTTCTTAAACGGCACGATCGCTGAGGAGAGCTGGTTTGACGATGATGTCACGCCGCAGCTTTTCAAGGATGAGCTGATGTCCGGCTCCGGGAATATCACTGTCTGGATCAACTCGCCCGGTGGTGACTGCGTGGCAGCCGCCCAAATCTACAATATGCTGATGGACTACCACGGTGACGTCACAGTCAAGATTGACGGTATTGCCGCCTCTGCCGCATCCGTCATTGCGATGGCGGGTACAAAGGTGCTCATGTCGCCCACGGCACTCATGATGATCCACAACCCCTTGACGGTCGCTATCGGTGACAGCGAGGAGATGCAGAAGGCAATCGATATGCTCTCCGAAGTCAAGGAAAGCATCATCAATGCCTACGAGATCAAGACCGGCCTGTCCCGTGCCAAGCTCAGCCACCTCATGGATGCCGAGACCTGGATGAATGCCAACAAGGCTGTGGAGCTGGGCTTTGCCGATGATTTGCTGTTCAAGGCAGACGGTGAAAGCGCCGCTGCGGAGGACAGCTTCGTGTTCAGCCGCAGAGCCGTCACCAACTCGCTCATGTCCAAGGTCAAGAGCCATCACACCCCGTCCGAACTTGCGAAACCCGCAGGCACACCCATCTCCGAGCTCGAAAAGAGACTCGCACTTATCAAACCTTAAGGAGGATACAAACAATGAGTAAGATCAACGAACTGCGCGCACAGCGTGCAAAGACCTGGGAGCAGACGAAGGCGTTCCTCGACTCCCACAGAAGTGACAAAGGCGTCCTCTCTGCTGAGGACACCGCCACCTATGAGAAGATGGAACAGGAGATCGTCGACCTCGGCCGTGAGATCGAGCGCCAGGAGCGTTTGGACGCTTTCGAGCGCGAGCTGAACACTCCGGTCAATACGCCCATCACCCAGAAGCCCGATACGGCAAAGGTGGACACCAAGACCGGCCGTGCCTCCGACACCTATAAGAAGGCGTTCTGGGCGCAGGCCCGTACCAAGGGCGGTATGATGACCGCAGAGATCCGTAACGCTCTGCAGGAAGGCGTAGATAGCGAGGGCGGCTACCTCGTCCCCGATGAATTCGAGCAGACGCTGGTGCAGTCCCTCGAAGCCGAGAATGTGGTCAGGAGCCTGGCTCATGTCATTACCACTGCCTCCGGCAGTCACAAGATCCCCATCGTCGCCACCAAGGGCACTGCCGCCTGGGTCGATGAGGAAGGCACCATTCCCGAAGGCGATGATGCTTTCGGTCAGCAGCTCATCGGCGCACACAAGGTCGCTACCATGATCAAGGTGTCCGAGGAGCTTCTGAACGACTCTGCCTTTGACCTGGAAGCCTACTTCCGCACCGAGTTTGCCCGCCGTATCGGCAACAAGGAGGAAGAGGCGTTCCTCACCGGCGACGGCAGCGGCAAGCCCACGGGCATTTTCAATGCCACTGGCGGCGGTCAGCTTGGCGTCACGGCCGGTTCTGCGACCGTCATCACCGCCGATGAGCTCATCGACCTGTTCTACTCTCTGAACAGCGCCTACCGCAAGAACGCCGTGTGGCTTCTGAATGACTCCACCATGAAGAACATCCGCAAGCTGAAGGACTCCAACGGCCAGTATCTGTGGCAGCCCGCTCTGCACGAGGGCGGTTTTGATACGCTGCTCGGCAAGCGTATTTACACCTCTCCCTATGCGCCGGAGCTGGCAGCCGGTCAGAAGACCGTTGCGTTCGGTGACTTCAACTACTACTGGATCGGCGACCGCCTGGGTATTACCTTCAAGCGTCTGAACGAGCGCTTTGCGGAGACCGGCCAGATCGGTTTTATCGCATCCAAGCGACTGGATGGCAAGCTCATTCTGCCCGAAGCTATCAAGGTGCTGCAGCAGAAGGGCACTGCCTCTTCCGGCGGCTAATGAAAGGAGGCGGCGATGATGGACGAGCTTCTTTCCAAAGTAAAAGCCAACCTTATCCTGGAACACACGGCGGATGATGCCTTGCTGAAAAGCTACATCACCGCCGCTGTTTCTTACGCCGAAAGCTACCAGCACATCCCGGAGGGCTTCTACAAAGAGAACCCCATGCCGCCCACCACGGAGCAAGCCGTCATCATGCTGTCGTCCCACTTCTACGAAAGCCGGGACGGCAGCACGGGCGGCTTCTTTGCGGATAACACCGGAGCGGCGCAGCAGGTGTGGAACACCGTCAATCTGCTGCTCCGCTTGGATAGGCGGTGGCAGGTATGAGTTTTGGAAAAATGAACGGCTTTGCAGATATCGTGGAAACAAGACAGGTCAAGGACAGCGAGGGCTTCACTCATTCCGAGGATGAAGTCCTCGCTTCCGTCCGTGTATACCGGGAAGGTCGACACGGCAGCCAGCGTTGGGCAAACCTCGCTGCATTCAGTGAAGCTACTGACCTGTTCCGCTTTCGGCGGATTCCGGGGCTGACGGTCACGGCTGACCAGTTTCTCATCTGCGATGACTGTCGCTACGACATAGTATCCGTGGAGGATGTAAAGGGGCGCGGGATGTACACTGAGGTTTTAGCGAAAAGGAGTGAACCCACCATTGGCAAAAGCTGAAATGAAAATGCCGGAGGATTTCCTTCTGAAGATCTCCAAGCTCGGCAGCAACTTTGACAGCGTTGCGGATACCGTCCTGCAGGCCGGTGGCGAGGTGGTGCTGAAAAAAGTCAAGAGCAATCTCTCCTCCGTTATTGGCAGAGGGACAAAGTTCAAATCCCGCACCACGGGCGAACTGGAAGGTGCGCTTGGCCTTTCTCCCTCCAAGCTGAACCGGGACGGCAACCACGACATCAAGGTCGGTTTCGCCGAACCTCGCTCGGACGGCGGCAGCAATGCCAAGCTGGCCAACATTCTCGAATACGGCAAGCACGGTCAGCCTGCAAAACCGTTTCTGAAACCTGCGAAAACCGCATCCCGACAAGAATGCATCGATGCCATGACCAAGGCATTGGATGAGGAGGTGGAAAAGCTGTGAGCCTGCTATCCGATTTACAAACCATCGCCGAAAGCTGCGGTGTGTCCGTGGAAACGGGTGTGTTCTCCGGCAAAGCACCGGACACCTATCTGGTCATCACGCCGCTGTCGGACAACTTCGAGCTTCACGCCGACAACGCCCCAGGCTGCGAAACGCAGGAGGCACGGCTGTCCCTCTTCACAAAGGGCAGCTACACCAAACTGAAAAATGCACTCGTCCGTGCCTTGCTGGGTGCAGATTTTTATATTACCGACCGCCGGTACATCGGCTTTGAGACCGAGACCGGCTACCATCACTACGCCATTGATGTGGCGCAAATCTACGAACTGGAGGAATGAATCATGGCAACGATCGGTCTTGACAGACTGTATTACGCAAAAATCACCGAGAACGATGCCGGTGAGGAAACCTACGGTACGCCGGAGCAGCTTGCGAAAGCCATCTCCGCTGACCTTTCGGTGGAACTGGCAGAGGCAACTCTATACGCCGACGACGGTGCTTCGGAGATCGTAAAGGAATTCAAATCCGGCACACTCTCCCTCGGCATTGACGATATCGGCTCTACGGCGGCATCCGACCTCACGGGTGCGACCATCGATAAAAACAAGGTGCTCATTTCCGCATCCGAGGACGGCGGCGACCCTGTGGCAGTGGGCTTCCGTGCCAAAAAGTCCAACGGCAAGTACAAGTATTACTGGCTGTACCGCGTGAAATTCGGTATTCCGGCGACGAACCTTGCCACCAAGGGCGACAGCATTACCTTTTCTACGCCGACCATTGAGGGCACCATTCTGCGCCGCAACAAGGCAGACGCAGGCGGCAAGCACCCGTGGAAAGCGGAGGCACTGGAGGGCGATGTGACCGCTGCGACTATCACGAACTGGTATAAGGAAGTCTATGAGCCGACCTATACCACGGCACCCGAAAAACAAGGTTAACGGAGGTAACGCACAATGGATAACGAAAGAACCGCAGTTATCAACATCGGTGACGAGGAGTACACGCTGCTCCTCACGACCAAAGCCACCAAGGAGATCGCCGGTCGCTATGGCGGGCTGGAAAACCTCGGTGAGAAGCTGATGAAATCCGAGAACTTTGAAATGGCTATCGGAGAGATCGTGTGGCTTATCACGCTTCTGGCAAATCAAAGCATTCTCGTCCACAACCTCAAGAACAAGGAGCACCCCAAGGAACTGCTCACCGAGGATGTGGTGGAGCTTCTGACCACGCCGCTTGATCTTGCCGGTTACAAAACCGCCATTACGGAGGCGCTCTACAAGGGCACCAAGCGGAATGTGGAAAGCGAGAAAGACGCAAAAAACGCACCAGTCGGGTAACGGTCTCCGATGCGGAGCTGTTTACCCGGCTTCTCTATTACGGTCTTGCCCACCTTCATCTGTCGCAGGATGAGGTGTGGCTGATGCCGTTTGGCCTGCTGCTGGATCTATGGGAGTGCCATAAGCAGTATAACGGGCAGGCCACACCGGCACGAGAGCATTACATCGACGATATTATCCCAGACGGCATTTAAGGAGGTGACGGCGAATGGCAGACAGTTTCGGACTGAAGATCGGTCTTGAAGGCGAAAAAGAATTCAAGAAAGCGCTGGCGGACATCAACCAGTCTTTCAAGGTGCTCGGCTCCGAAATGAAGCTCGCCACCTCTCAGTTCGATAAAAACGATAAATCCGTGGAGGCTCTCGCCGCACGGAATAAGGTGCTGCGAAAAGAGATCGATGAGCAGACTACAAAAATCGACACCCTTCGCAAGGCTCTGCAGAATGCCGCCACCTCTTTCGGAGAGAACGACCGTCGCACCCAGAACTGGCAGATCCAGCTCAACAATGCCGAAGCCGCCCTCAACGACATGAATCGGGAGCTGGACGAAAACGAGAAAGCCATCAAGGAGGGCGGCAAGGCTGCGGAGGAATCCGGCAGTAAGTTTGAAGGCTTCGGCAAGGTTCTCAAAACCGTAGGTGTGGCGCTCGGTGCTGTGGCTGTTGCCGCAGGTGCCACCGCCGTAAAGCTCGGCAAAGAGGTCATCGCCGCCTATGCGGACTATGAGCAGTTGGTCGGCGGCGTTGACACCCTGTTCAAGGACTCCTCGCAGGAGATCCAGCGGTACGCTGCCAACGCATACAAAACGGCAGGGCTTTCTGCCAACGAGTACATGGAGACGGTCACGGGCTTTTCCGCAAGCCTGATCCAGTCCCTCGGCGGTGATACCGAGAAAGCCGCAAAGTATGCGGACATGGCAATTACGGATATGTCCGACAACGCCAACAAAATGGGTACGGATATGTCCTCCATTCAGAATGCCTACCAGGGTTTTGCCAAGCAGAACTACACGATGCTCGACAACCTCAAGCTGGGCTACGGCGGCACGAAGCAGGAAATGGAGCGACTGCTCGCCGATGCGGAGAAGATATCCGGCGTCAAGTATGACATCTCCTCCTACGCAGATGTGGTGGAAGCCATTCATGTCATGCAGGAGAGCATGGACATTGCAGGAACGACCGCCAAGGAAGCCGAAGCTACCATTTCCGGCTCTGTCAATGCACTGAAATCCGCCGTGTCGAACCTCATCGTAGGCTTTGGTGATGCGGACGCTGACATGGAGCTGCTGTGCAACAACATGGTGGATGCCTTCAAGACCGTGGTGGCGAACATCACCCCGGTTATTGAGAACATCGTGGCGGCTCTGCCCGCGGCGCTGGATGCTCTGCTGACGGCTGTGGGTGAACTGCTGCCCACACTGCTGGAAGCAGTCACCGAACTGTTCTCGCAGGTGCTGGAAACGCTGCTTTCTTTGCTTCCGCAGCTTATCCCGGCGGCGGTGTCCGCGCTCATGACCATCGTGAATACGCTGATTGAGAATCTGCCACTGCTTATTGAGGCTGCGGTTCAGCTGGTGTCTACACTTGTGACAGGCATTGCGGATGCACTGCCTACGCTCATCCCGGCAGCAGTGCAGGCTATCGTTACCATCGTACAAGGTCTGGTGGACAGCCTGCCGATGCTCCTTGACGCAGCCTTACAGCTTATTACCGGGCTGGCGCAAGGCCTTTTGGATGCACTGCCCGTGCTGATTGCAGCTCTGCCGGAGATCATCAACGGTATCATTACCTTCTTACTGGATTCGATTCCTCAGATCATCGAAACAGGAATTCAGCTTCTGACATCCTTGGTGGCTGCTTTGCCGGATATCATTATGGCAATCGTGGAAGCCATTCCGAAAATCATTGACGGTATTATCAATGCGGTGCTGAATGCGATACCGCTCATTATTCAAGCGGGCATCGACCTGCTGATTTCTCTCATTCAAGCCCTGCCGCAGATCATCACGACCATCGTGCAGGCGATTCCGCAAATCATCTCCGGCATCGTCAATGCACTGGTCGGGAACATCGACAAGATCATCATGGCAGGTGTGCAGTTGTTCGTTGCGCTGATTGAAAACCTGCCTACCATCATCGTGGAGATCGTCAAGGCCGTGCCGCAGATCATTGCGGGTATTGTGAAAGCCTTCGGTTCTCTGATGTATAAGATCGTAGAAATCGGCGGCAACATCGTCAAGGGACTGTGGAGCGGTATTACCCAGCTTGCCTCGTGGCTGTGGGATAAGGTGTCCGGGTGGATCTCATCCATCTGGGACGGCATCTGCGATTTCTTCGGTATCCACTCGCCCTCGAAGGAGATGGCATGGGTCGGTGAAATGCTGGTCAAGGGTCTTGCAGGCTCCATTGACGACAACGGCGATGAAGCGGTCAAAGCCGCCGAAGGTATGGCCGAGGACATCAACGGCGTCATGGGTGACCTTGCCCACGATATGCAGACGGCTCTACCCACCGACTTTGACGTGAACGGCTCGATCCGCTCTGCCGTGGACGGTGTGGTCGGAAAGGCGGCATCCGCTTTCACCATTGCCCTGAACATCACAAATTTCAACAATTACAGCAGTGAGGACATCCGTCAGCTCACCAATGAAGTCATGGAAACGGCGAACCAGTTCGCCCAGCGGAAAGGAGTGGTATTCGCATGAGCTATTTCACCTACAACGGCCGCAGTTCCGCTGATTTCGGCCTGCACATCGAGAAAAAGGATGTGTTCTCTGCACCGGAATACGATGCGGAGTTCATTTCCATTCCCGGCAGGAGCGGTGACATCATCAATCCGAACCGCCGCTTTGCCAACATCAAGGTGACCTACACAGTGTTCCTCGCTCGGAAGAATATAGCCGCACTTGCCGCTGTCCTG